ATGAATATCACAGAAAAAATCAATGGAACGCACACAGTAATTGCAAACTTTGCAGATAAGGTGGTACTTGCATACAATCCGTATGCTGCTGAGCCATATGTAGTATGGTATTTAGACAATGATGGTGACCCATATTGTGGAGTTTATACGGATAACATACACTTTGCAAGGCACAAGTTTTGCGAAAGGGTAGTATCTTGTACAGCAATAGGAGAATCTATATGCAATGGTTGTTAAGATGTTTGATAATCGTGGAATGCAATTACTCTACGATAAAGAAAGTAAGCACTATATAATCAAAACGCCAGCAGGCACGATAAGTAAATATGATAGTCCTCGTGTTGCATGGGCTATATACATATATAAACTCGACAAAATGGTAAGGGAACAAATAGAAAAAATGCTTGCTGAAAACAATAAAAATAAATAAAGGAGAGAACAAAATGGGATTTGGTACACTTGTTAAAAGCGTGAAAATTGAGCGTACACTCAAAAAAGCCAAGAAACTTTGTAAAACAAAGAGAGATTTTGATTACTTTATCAAAGGACTTAAGGATGAAAGAGATTTTCGAGAGCTTATGAAAAGTACAGCATCAAACTATTGGTCAGGACGAAAGATGACTTTTCCTCCTCTACAAAAGCAAGAATCACAAAATCAGAATGAACATCAAGAAGCATAAACAGCCGAAACCGCCACAAGGCGGTCAGCAGGAGATTGACCACCCTGCTCCGATGATGGCAGGTCGTTTAAACAAGCCATAAGCAATAGTTAAAAACAGTTTAATAATTATTGATATAGAAATGAGGTGACAATTATGGAAACATACTTAACTGTTAAGGAAGTTGCTGAGCTTAAAGGCTGCAGTACACAATATTTACGCAAAGCTGCTTTGAGTGGAAGTATAAAGGCAAAAAAAGAACTCAATGATAAGAACAGACCGCAGTATTTGATACCGCTCTCAGCACTCGACACTAAATTACAGCTGAAATATCAAAAATCTCATGGATTGGTATTGCCTGAAGAGGAAGTTGATACATCAAGCAGAACAATAGAAGAGCTTAATGAGCAACAACGAAATCAGATAAATACATGGTTATTGATAATCGAGAACTGGCAAAGTTTCAGAAATCAATATAAAGGCGGCAGTAAGGCGGAAGCTGATAAGGCATATATAGCATTAGTATCTGAAAAATATCCAGATATAAAAATTACATATGATATTTTGCAACGCAAATACAATGCAATAAGAAAAGGTGATAAAGTGGCTCTTGCTGATGGGCGTGGTTATACACGCAAGGGAGCAAGCAGTATACCTGCCACTGTATGGGACGCTTTTTTATACTATTACTTGGATGAAAGACAATATCCAGTAAAAAAGTGTTATGAGTATACAAAGTTATGGACAAGAGAAGAACAGCCTCATCTATTAGAACAGATTCCTTCGTACTCAACATTTTGCAGGCATATAGAAAACGACATTACGGAAGGCTTAAAAACTCTTGGAAGATATGGCGAGAAAGCTTTCAAAGACCGATATGCTCCATATATCAAACGCTTATATGACAATATGGAAAGCAATGAGTGGTGGATTGCAGATAATCACACATTCGATGTAATGACTACAGACGGAAAAACAACTCACAGACTATACCTTACAGCCTTTATGGACGCACGAAGCGGCATATTAACAGGTATTTATGTTACTAATAACCCGAGCTCACAAGCAACACTTATTGCATTGCGTAAGGGTATTATGGAATATGGAATACCAGCTAATATATATGTTGATAACGGTCGAGAATTTTTGACCTTTGATGTTGGCGGTCTTGGACACAGACAGAAAAAATCGACTAAGGATAAGTTTACTCCGCCACCTGTTTTTGAGCGACTTGGCATTAAGATGACAAATGCCATTGTGCGAAATGCAAAAGCAAAGATTATTGAGCGAAGATTTCTTGACCTTAAGAATAGTATAAGCCGTCTTTTTGAAACATTTACAGGCGGAAATGTACTTGAAAAACCAGAATCGCTTAAAACAATTTTAAAGAACGAAAGGATTCCAAATGACATAGACTTCACGCAACAAATAGAAATGATTGTTAAGTATTACTTTAACAGAGATACATATAATGGTGCTGTTGCAAAAGATAAAGGTAAACTAAAACAGCAGGTTTATGAAGAAAATCTATTACATAAACGAATTGCTGAAGAAAGTGAACTCAATCTTATGCTTATGAGATCATCAAAAGCTCAAACTGTTGGTAGAAGAGGTGTACATCTTACAATATCAGGACAGCGTATAGACTACTTTAATAAAGAGCTGCTCGATATGCAAGGCAAAAAAGTATATTACAGGTATGATCCTGATAATCTTAGTGCAATACGCATATACGACCTTGAAGACCGCTATCTAATGACTGTATCTGCTGATAATACAGCAATATGTGAATATGGTGCAAGCAAAGAAGAAGTATCTGTTGCAATGCATAAGGTTAAAGAATATGAAAGCATTGTTAGGAAATCACTCAAAGCTAAAAAAGCATTGGTACTTGGTAAACACACTGCTCTTGACCTTGTACTTAGAGAGGTTGAGCGAAATAAGGAAATTTCTATCACGCCAGCCAATCCTGTAATCACGATACAGCGTGCAGATGAATCATTACCTGAAGCTGTTGGCGGAAGCACAAGAGCAAATGTAGATATAGACAGAATGATACACAGTGCGGAAAGACGCAAGAAACAGAAAGGATGAGTAGTTATGGCAAACAAGCAATTACAAGAAAAGCTGAAAAATTACATAAGCGAAAATGGGTCACTAAGTTCAGCTGCAAAGGCAATCGGACTTAGTCCTGCAACTCTCAGTACATATCTTAAGGATAAGTACGAAGGAAATGTTGCAAATGTGGAAACTCGTTTAACAGAAATTTTTGAAACGGTAGAAGCAGCAAATAACCTTTTGAGCAGAACAAACACTGTCGGATATGTTGAGACATCTATATCTATGGGTGTTTATAAAACAATCAGACTTTGTCATCTTAAAGGCGGTATTGCAAGAGAAAGTGGTGATGCAGGTATTGGTAAAACAATGGCTGCAAAGCAATATATTAAGGATTATCCGAATAGTGCGATATATATTTCAGTAAACCCTTGCACATCAGGTGTAGTTGCTTGTTTGAAGTTGATATGCAAAACACTAAGATTAAGAGAAAGCAGAAAAGATGATATGTGGTTTGCAATAAGCAATGCCTTATCTGGTGAAAAAGTACTTATTGTAGATGAAGCACAGCACTTGCCTATTAAGACAGTAGAAGCTCTCAGAGCTTTTTCGGATGTCAATCCACAGCTTGGTATTTGTCTTATCGGTAATCTTGAAACAGCTGGCAGTAACAATAAACCTGCGTATGCACAGATTGCAAACAGAACAAAGATAAAACAGATAAGATTGACATCGGATATTGAATATCACGATATTGAATTACTTTGTCCAGCTCTTCATGAAAAACAAGAAGTAACATTTTTATTGAATATTGCACATTCTCCGCAAGGTCTGCGAGGAGCAATAAATGTATACAGCAACGCTCTTGATAACGAGGATATAAGCTATAACGGCTTGCGTGCAATGGCGTCAGCTATGCAGATTACTACAATGAATTAATGGAGGGAAACATAATGACAGAGCAGGAAAATTGCAAACTTACTGAATTATCAATAACTTTAGCTAAAGCGTGTAAAGAAGATAATAATGAAGTGATAAATGAAACCATATCAGAAATAGTTGGGACATATTTTAGATTTTTGGGAGGAGTTCCCATAACTCCACTTACTCGTCCAATGGCAATTGTTGCAATGAGAAACTTCACGAAAACGATTGAATCAACAGCGACAAAAGATGATCTTGAATTTGCTGATGCAATAATGAAAAAATTTGACATAATTGCAATTATTAAACCACTTTAAAATACTTGGGGCTGTATGCCCCACCTTAATGCGGCTCATCCGCTGGATGAACGGTCACAAGCCCGATAAAGCAGAGTGAGGATAAGGAATACAAGGAGGTGATAAAAGTGGCTAAAAAAATGACCGCAAAAGAAAAAGCAGAACGGGCAAAAATCAAAAAGGAACTACAGGCGGACGGTATTATACCTCTTGACAAAAAGCCTCTTAACAGAAAAAAGTTTATAGAGGAAACGACCACTGAATTTGCCAGAGAATACGATGATAGTGCTTATGATATGCTAATATACTTGCTTGAGGCTGTACAAGTAATGACGGCACATGGGACAATAAAGGAAAAACATAGCCTGCAGGCTGTTGGTGCTGCAAAGTCATTAAAAATAGCGGTAAGATTAAAACAATTCAGTGAAAAGCTCAAGACAGAAGGTCGTACCACATACAAGCTCAAAGAAAAATACGAATATATCAAGGATATTATAGATTTATAAAGGAGAATGTTTATGGAAAAATCGAAGAAGATTCAGAAAAACGGCTCAATCTCAATTCCGAAAGACATGAGATTTGAAACAGGTTTCTACTCCGGCACAGCAGTTGATATAAGAAGTGATGGTGAAAAAATCGTTATTACTCCTCATGCAGCTGCCTGCCGTTTTTGCGGTGCAGTCGAGGGCGTTATGTTTGTTGAACACTGCCGTTTGCACATATGCAGGAGCTGCGCAGAAAAGATTGTAAAGGCGGTGAAGACTGATGATTGATACAAGCTTAATTGACCAGCTCACAACTATAAAATCTAAGATAACGGAGCTTACAGCGGAAAAAGAAAAGCTTGAAGCTGAGATTATACTCGCAAGCAGTAAGGATTTAGAGAATACAAAGTATAAAACGGTTACATATGCATCTGAACAAGGAAACAAAGTAACTGCAACAATTGCTGAAACTCTCAAGCTTACATATCCTACATTGCTTAAAAAAATATTTGGAGCAGCATATAGCGACGCAGTTAAGGAGGAAACAAAGTACACTCTTACGGCTTCAGCCAAGCGTATGCTCACAAAGGTATGGACAGGCTCATATATTAAGCAGTCATTAAATGACGCTATTGCTCAGTTGCCAGTAGACGATATAACACTCAAGAAATTAGCTAAAAAGCTTAAAGGAATAAATTTTGAGACAGATAAGAAAAATCTTATCAATATTGGAAATTTATCAGAGCAAGAAGCAAATGAATATGCTTATCTCATCAGCGAGGCGGCGGTTTGGCAGAGCTACAGCACCTTGCTTGAGCTTAATGGTATAACAAGCGATAGTGATATTGCTGAAATAACAAAGCTTATTGATACTGCTATGATTGTTGATGAGAGTACAAAAATCTCAGTTGAGTAGGTGAGGCTATGTGGAAACTTGGTTGAAAATGGCTGAACGCTGTAAAACAAACTATGAATATGCAGAGCGTGAGCTTATTATCCTGCGGCAAAAGGTCGACAAAAGCGACAGAGATATAAAACGAATCGGCATACTTGAACAGATATATTACGAACAGATATATCAATATAGGCAGTGCCTTTTGATGGCAAAAAAAACAAAATAAATATACCAAATATCACAAAGGAGTTGAACGGTATGACAAATCAACAGATACAGCGAATTTATGGTATGGGTGCAGTTCTCGGTATACTTGAAAGCGGTAATAAGCGTGATAATCTACATCTGCTTGTCGAATCAATAACAGGCAAGGATAGCATAAAGACTCTTACAGATGATGAATACAAGGCAGTTGTACATGAACTTGCAGAACGCATACATATACAAAATCTTGGAGAACCTCCTGCAAAGATAAGACGCACAGCAAGATATGAAGAACAGCCTGGTGGTATGAGTGAAGGACAGCAACGTAAGGTATGGCACTTGATGTATGAGCTGAAAAAATTCGATAAAAGGAAAAGCTCAAAATCACTTGGCGAAAGACTGTGCGGTATAATAAAAAAAGAGGTCGGTGTTGATGCACTTCCTGAAAAACCACTTGTCTGGCTTACTTATCAGCAGGGCAGTGACTTAATCGAGGCTATAAAACGATATATCAAAAGTGCCGAACGCAGAGCTATGAGAGGTGACGGATATGGATAGTATCGAAATACAGCTCTCAGATTTGAGAGGAGAACAGAGAGAAATCGCACAAGCGATAGGAATCAAAGCATATATAGAGCTTGTTAAATTGTATGGTGGTTCTAATGTTTATATTGCCAAAATGGATAAGCTGTTTTGCGTAAAGCGTGACGCGGAAATTGTGAGAAAGTTCAATGGTAATAACTATGCTCAACTTGCAAAACAATATGGATTATCCGAACGAGCAATCAGAACTATAATAGCTGATTATATAAATGAAATGTATGGTTCGGAGCAGACCTCGTTATGGTAAAAATTGAAGAAAAAAAGAGAAATATTTCATATATTTTACTTCAAAGATTTAAGGTATCATTAAGTTAAGACTTAATGATACCTTTTTCGTTTGGTGGTGAAAAAATGGAATTCGGAGCAGACACCTGGTGGCTCGTTGGGCTTGCGGTGACAATAGCAATCGGCATAATAGGCTATTTTTTAAAAAGAACAATGTCAAAACAAGACCAGCACGAGGCTGATATTAATCACATAAAGCTTACTTATGTTACAAAAGAAGAATTTAAAGAATTGAAATCTGACACTGCAACAAGTATGGACAAATTGCAAAAAGATGTCGAAGAAATCAAAGAAAACACTTTAAGTAAGGCTGATTTTTATCGTTCACAGGCAAAAACAGATGATAAAATAGACAAGATTTACGATATGCTGATTGAACTCAATAAGAAAGGGTGAATACAATGGATAACGCAATTGCAAAAATGAGGGCTGGAAGATTTATTAAAAATAACGGTCGTGTATTGCGTACAATCAATTTGCTACGCTATAAGTATGAAAAGCTTGAAGAAGTCAAATATGCCCTTGACGATATGCAAGACAATGATTATCTTGATAGTCTTAATTATTTATCAGAGGCAGGATATATACAGATGAGGCGTGTCACAAGCAAGCAGGTCGCTGAAATTGCTGATGTTGACTATGTGCATCTTGAAGCAAAGCTGACAGAAAAAGGTATCAGATTACTTGCAGGAAAGCTTGAAGATGATTTGATTGAGGTGTAAGCTATGAGCCGCAAAAGAAGAATAGTCGGTTCGATTGATAAGCTTCAACCGGCTCTTAAGGATACAGTAGACCAAATGCTGATGTCAGGTGAAAGTTATCGTGAGATATGCAGATACCTTGCGGAAAACGAGGTTATACTTTCACAGGCGAGTGTTTGCAGATATGCAAAACGCTTTTTAGCTAATGCTGAACAGCTTCGAATCGCTCAGGAAAATTTCCGAATGATTTTGACAGAAACCGAACGCTATCCAAATCTTGACCCCACTGAAGCTATTCTCCGCCTTGCGTCACAAAAGGTTTACGACGCTGTTGCTTCTCTCAGCGAGGAACAGTGGGAAAGCGTCAAAGCTAATGACCTTATATCGCAGGCGACAGCACTCGCTCGTGCGGTTGCATATAAAAAGGGCGTGGATATGAAAACTAAAAGTGATGAGGAAATTGCACTTGAAAGCAATCAGACACTGCTTTATGAAACCCTCAAGCGTGAAAATCCTCGCTTGTACAAGGAACTTCAGGAAGAAATACTGCGTCTTAAGCACAAAGTCAAAGGAGGTACTGCGAATGATGGAAAATAATAAGTGGTACATATTGCAGGTACAGACAGGCTTAGAGCTTGATGTACAAAAGGAATTACTCCGCAGAGGCGTTGAGGCGGTTGTGCCGATTGAAAACAGACAGATACACAGAGCAAAGCAGTGGATAAGCAAACAGTATATCGTATTTTCAGGCTATGTGTTTATTAGGATGATGTACTCTTGGTCGCAGTATTACATACTGACAGGCATTAACGGAGTTATCCGCTTGCTTGGTGGTGGACATCAGCCGAAACCGCTCACACAATCAGAAACAGAATGGATATTAAGCTTAAACGATTTGCTGAAAGAACCGTCAGTCCTCAAGCTAACGGAGAACAGTTACGAAGTTATAAGCGGGGTACTGCTCGATTTAAAAGACAATATTATTAAGCTTGAAAGGCATTATAGGCGTGCATATGTAAAGTTACATATTGCAGGTCAGGAACAGATAATTAAATTTTCTTATGTGCTACAAACGCTGGATAACAATGAGGATTGATTCGTCTCCTCAGAGGGAACGGCTGACATACTGCAGGAACACAGTAACTTAATTTCCGAACAAAATCAGGTTGCTGGGGGCGAAGCTATGTCCTGCAGTATGTCAGCCGTTTCTGTTATTTAAACTATGTTTAAGGAGTGATTAAATGTCGAATATAGATAAGGTCAGTAAGCTATTGGAATCAGTTGACAATAAACAAGATTACGACATTGTTGCAGATTTGCAGAGCCTTGAACGCTCACTTGATATGCTTAAACGCAAGGATTTTCGCAAGAAACTGCAAGGGCTAATCGAAAAATATCAGACAAGTGAAATTACAGAAATCAGAAAAGCACTTATTGAAAAATGCCGTGTTGGAGATACAAATGCCATAAGGCTATATCTCGACAGCTTTAAGCCAACATCATCTGAAACCGAAGATGATGGTCTGACAGCTGCACTCCTTGCTCGTGGTAAGGAGGTTTTTGAAAGTGAAAATTAGTACATTCAGCGATAAACAAACAAAAGTAATGACTTGGTGGACGCACCCTGAGATACGCAAAAAATACAGTGCAATCATAGCTGACGGCTCTATCAGAAGCGGCAAAACAATGAGTATGTCGCTTTCGTTCGTTTTATGGGCTATGACAAACTTTGATAGCTGTAACTTTGCTGTCTGTGGTAAAACGGTTGGTTCGTGCCGCAGAAATGTCATAAAACCACTTTTGGATATGATACGCAAACGATATGTTATTCTTGATAAACGCTCAGAAAATCTTATTGTTATTCAGAAAGGCGAACGCTGTAATTATTTTTACCTTTTTGGCGGTAAGGACGAATCAAGTCAGGACTTGATTCAGGGTATTACGCTTGCAGGCGTTATGCTTGATGAGGTTGCTCTTATGCCGAGGTCGTTTGTCGAGCAGGCTTTAGGTCGTTGCTCTGTGACAGGCTCACGCTTTTGGTTTAACTGCAACCCTGACAATCCTTATCACTGGTTCTATCAGGAATGGATTCAGAAAGCAGATGAGAAAAAAGCCTTGTACCTGCACTTCACAATGAACGATAACTTAACCCTTTCTGAGGAAGTCAAGAGCAGGTATTACAGCTTGTACACAGGAAACTTCTTTGAGAGATATATTCTCGGTCGCTGGGTATCCGCCGATGGCTTGATTTACCCAATGTTCAGTAAAGAAAAGTGTGTTGTACCTTCCGATGAGCGACATTACTCGCAATATTATGTCAGTATTGATTACGGAACTCTTAATCCATTTTCGGCAGGACTTTGGGGAAAGTCGGGAAAGGTTTGGTACAGAATTAGAGAGTATTATTATGACGGCAGAAACAAAAAGGCACAGAAAACCGATGAGGAATATTACAGCGAGGTAGTTAAGCTGATTAACGGACTGCCGATAACGGCTATAATCGTTGACCCGTCGGCGGCGAGCTTTATCACTGTTATACGCAGGCACGGTCGCTATAATGTGCGGAAAGCCGATAATGCGGTACTTGACGGCATACGATTAACTGCAACTTGTATACAACAAGGCTTGATTATGTTTAATGACTGCTGTACAAACAGCTTTCAGGAATTTGCAAGCTATGTCTGGGATACTCAGCACTCACAAAAAACAGGTGAAGACAAGCCTTTGAAAGAGCATGACCATGCAATGGACGATATACGATATTTTTGCAGCACTGTACTTGCTAAAAATGGCTTGCCCAGTGTTGTACAGCTTAGGAGGTGATGCTTATGCTTACAGATTTATCATTTTTGAATAAAGGAAAAGCGTTTCCTCCTGACAGTGAGAAAAACAGATTGCTGACATATTCAGAGCACAGAAAGCTGTTTGAGAACGAGCACGCAGAGGTCTACAAGGAGCAGTTTCGACGAATAGAGCGGGTTATAGGCAATTTCGACAGAATAGTTTCATACGGAACGGTGTTTAATTATCAGCGGCTTTTGAGCATAAAGACCGCCGACCTTGTTTTCGGTGAACCTCCTAAAATAACAGTAGCTGATGACAATAAGCAAAAAATTATTGATAAAATACTGCTCGACACAGATTTATTCGGCTGTGCATATATTAGTTGCATTGATGTATCACGCTATGGCGATGCTATTATGCTTTTATCATGCAACGATAAAGGTTTGCCAAACATTGATGTTGTAAGCCCTGCAATGTGGTTTCCTGTTGTTAGCCAAGATAACATAAGAAAGTTTGAATATCATGTATTTGCATGGGTGTATCTTATCGACACTGTAAAAAAGCAGTATGGACTAAAGGTACAGATACATAAACCAGATGAGCCTGAACAATGCGAAGCTCATAATTATGAACTTAATGGCAAACCAGGCAGTTTTAAAATTGGCAAGGAAATCACCCAAAAACAGGAACTTAGCCTTGAAACCTCAATGAATACCTGTCCTGTTTACCGCATATCAAATTTGCTTACGAGTGACAACATATACGGTCACGATGATTATGAGCCGATTGACAGTATTGTTGCTGAAATTATTGTCAGAGTATCTCAAATAAGCAAGGTACTTGATAAATTTGCAAGTCCAAGTATGACAGGTCCACAGTCAGCACTTGAAATGGACGAAGTAACAGGCACTTGGCGTTTAAAGGTTGGAGATTATTTCCCTTGTGATAGTGATACAGTAAAGCCCGAATATCTTGTCTGGGACGCAAGCATGGACGCAAATTTCAAGCAGATAGAACTTCTTACAAATCAGCTATATACAATATCTGAAATGGGTTCTGCTGTGTTTGGGGATTTAACGAATAAGGCAGGTGATGTTCCAAGCGGTTCGGCTTTAAGACGATTGATGATGTCACCACTCGCCAAGGCTCGCAGGATTGCAAATCGTTTCGACCCGATTTTGAAGAAAATTATATCTGCAAGTGCTGAAATTCTTGGAACAAAAATAGCACCAGAAGAAATCACTGTCACATGGCATGATGGCTTACCTGCCGACCCAACGGAAGACGCTGAAATCATGTCAGTTCGCACAGGCGGAAAAGCTACACTGTCGCAGTATACAGCGATTCAAAGGCTTGATGATATGTCTGCTTCTGATACCGATGCAGAGCTTGCGATGATACGTTCTGACGATATTGACGCAAGCGTTGGCTTAGAAGAACCTGCCCTCGAACCGATTGAGGGCGTCTGATGAATACGCAGAAAAGACTGATTGAAACATATCAGAAGGCACAGAAAAAGCTGGTTGCTATAATTCAGCGAAAGCAGGCTTACGGCAATTCAACGGCTTATGAACGCTCCTTGCTGAAACAAATCAATAAGGAACTTAAAAAACTCCGTAAGGCTTCACAACAGCTTGTAAGTGAGTTAGTAAAACAAAGCTATAAGGACGGTTTGCAAAGTCTTATTGATGATTTAATATCAGACCCAAATGCTCCTATTTTACATAATATGATGAGTGGACTTAACACAAGCCAGATTGAAATTATTGTGCAAAACACAAATGTAAGTCTTAATAATGCGATTAACCTCGTTGGCAGACAAATACAGGATATTATTCGTGAAGCAGGTATTGAAGCAACTGCGGAAAAATTAACAGCAGGTCAAACAGTTCGAGAAATGCAAAAAAGTCTTGAAAAGAAACTTCTGAAACAAGATATTACATCTGTTAAATACAGAAATGGCAAAACGGTTTCAATTCATAAGTACACCGCAATGGTTGCCCGTTCGACAACCGCTGAAGCACAGAATAAGGCCAAAACTGTACAGGGACAAGACTGGGGTTATGACCTTGTGCGGCTTACGGAGCATAGCCCCACTTGTGAGGTTTGTGCGATGTATCAAGGCAGAGTTTATGCTTTGACGAAAGAAGCTGCCAATGGCAAATACAAGGGCTCTAAAGGTCAGCCTTTACGCTTCCCGTATCTTTATGATACGGTACTTCCGAACGGCTACAGCACAATACATCCGAATTGCCGTCACCGTCTGTCGATATTGCCGGCAGGAGCTTATACTGCTGCTGAAATGGAAGATTTTTCCCGAAAAAGCACACAGCCATTTGAAGATATTCGCTCAGACCAAGAAAGAAAGGCTTATGCACAGGAGCAGGCTGTTAAACGCAGGCGAAACGAAAGCCGAAGGCAGTATGAAAATATCAAGGCAGTTCTACCTAATGACGCTCCGAAAACATTCGCAGGTTTTGTTAAGATGAAGTCTGCAAAATCCGAGCGTTATAGGGAATTGCTGAAAGATTACCGTACTGTGGGTATTGCAAAACAGCAAGAAAGTGGTATAATAGAATTAGATACGACAGCTTATAAAAAAGCAAGATTTATCTATAGTACTCTTTCAAGAGAAGAACGCAAAGAGATTATAAGTAAAGGACAAAAGGCTCAGAATCCCGTTTTTTCTTATGATAGAGAAGATAATAACTTTCCAACAGTTGCTCTTAAAATCTCTAAGGAAGAAAGTACATTCGATGTTATTTCTCACGGTTCGCCAACAAGTATAGAGTTCTTCAAACAGGATTATCCTATTGGAGATAAAAAAGCTTCAATAGATGCTTATACATTATCTGTAATTCTTAAAGGACGAACAGATTACAAAGAATTTATTAAGAGCTGTAAAATAAATGGCATTGAACCAAATATAAGATTATTGGCTTGTAGTACAGGTGATACTACAAATTCAGGTAACTGTTTTGCTCAGCTATTGGCAAATGAGTTGGGAATTACAGTAAAAGCACCTACAAAAATACTATATGTAAATTCTGATGGCTCTTTTTATATAGGTGCAAGAAAAGATGGTATAATTCGTCTTTTCTACCCAAGAAAGTAAAGAGGTGTTAATTATGGAAAATAAATATTTGACCAATATTGATGTAAATGAAATGAATATAGAACAATTAGAGTCAATTACTTCAGATACTCCAATTGAACATAAACAAGAAATATTGATGTATCTTAAGAGTTTTCCAGAATGTGCTTTTACTTCTCAACCAGTATACGATAAATTCACCAAACAAAATTTAGATTCAGTAGATAATGCTATTACAGACGGTATTTATACTTGGTATAAGTCCGAAATTTATTATTTTGAAAAGTATAATCTAAAACTAAATAATGATTTTATTGAGTATGTACTGGACAAGATAAGAAATTAAGCACTTTGCAAAAAACGCAGAGTGCTTTTCTATACCTGAAAGGCGGTGATAATTTGATATGCCCGTACAACAATAAATCTGAAACATCAGTGCAAAGCTGGGTTGAAAACTCTGATAGTGAAGATGAAAACAAAAAAGTTGGAAGTACCGTAACCACAACAACTTATACACAAACGGAATGTCAAGGAGAAAAATGTGGAGCATATTATAATGGCAGATGTCACTACAAAGATTAAGCACTGACAGAGAGTAGGTGAAACAATGGATTTTCGAGAGTTTATAGAAGAAAGATTTATTAAGATAAACTAAACACTCTAAAAAAGAGTGCTTTTTTAATGCCCTGAGCAAGGTATTGAGGGCAGAGTTTATGCTTTGACGAAAGAAGCTGCCAATGGCAAATACAAAGGTTCTAAAGGTCAAGCATTGCATTTTCCCTATCTTTATGATACAGCTTTGATAAGCGGTTACAGTACTATACATCCAAACTGCCGTCACCGTCTGTCGATATTGCCGGCAGGAGCTTATACTGCTGCTGAAATGGAAGATTTTTCCCGAAAAAGTATGCAGCCCTTTGAAGATATGCGGTCAGACCAAGAGCGTAAAGCGTATGCCAAGGAACAGGAAGTCAAGCGTAAACGGAACGAGAGCCGTAAGCAGTATGAAAAAATCAAGACTGTACTTCCAAATGACGCACCTAAAACATTTGCTGCTTTTGTTAAGATGAAGTCTGCAAAATCCGAGCGATATAAGGAGCTTTTGAATGATTACCGCACTGTTATGGGTATTGCAAAACAGCAGGAAAGTGGTATAATCAATGATAGTAGCAATGATTATCATATAATTACTGACGAAGCTATAAATTCTATACCATTAGTAAAAATTTATGGCTTTACAGAAGAACAAAACCTTGCACTTCAGAAAGCACATAAACAATTATTACGAACTGCTCAAAAAGAAACTGTCGGTGTAGAAGTATCAGCTGTTTATGATATGGATTTAAGGCAAATAGGCACAACCCGAACCGAGCATAATGTTGGTCGTGTCGGCATTGACAATCCAAATGAAAGTTACATTGCTATGCACAACCATGGAAGCGATGAAACTTTCAGTATGGCTGATATTTTGGGATTTGCAAACAAAAGTAATATGAATATGCTTACTGTTGTGGGTAACAAAGGCTCAATTTATGTGATGCGGAAATCGGAGAATTTTGATACTGAGGCTTTTCTAATTTATTTAACTCATCGAAAACAGGAAATTCTATTTAATGATTATACTTATTCACAAATTATCAGTGATAGTAATATCTTAAGCAATCTTTCCCCCCACGAAATTGAGCATATAAAAATTGCAATTAAGCAGTTTTCTGAGGACACCTTAAAGGAGGCAGAAAAATATGGAATCAGATATCAAAAAATCCAAATTGTCTGATGAGGACATTAAAATGCTTAAAAGATGTCTCGAAAAGGCAAAACCATATACTCCAGAAGAATTCTATGAACTTGAATTAGATGGAGATTATGATTCTGATAGAATGGATGCAACTTACGCAAATAGAATTCTAAATGGCATTGAATACTAAGGAGTTGATAATTCGATATATCCTTACAACAATAAGCCAGAAACCACTATTTATACTATGATAGCAGATGTTATTACAGAGATTAAGCACTTTGAGAAATTAAGGTGCTTTTATTTACACTCAAATTTAAGAAAGGTGGTGAGAATATGGCAAAATACAGAAAGAAACCAGTAGTAATTGAAGCATATCAAACAAATGTAGAATTGGACATTGAGACACTTGAAGGTGTGCTTCACGCTTCTGTTGGAGATTATATAATAACAGGCGTGAACGGTGAACGATACCCTTGCAAGCCCGATATTTTTGAGAAAACTTATGAATTAGTTAATTAAGCACTTTGAGAAATCAAGGTGTTTTTATTTATACTCAAATTTAAGAAAGGAATAAATAATATGAATTTTGGAAAATCATAAGATAAAACTCCCTCATAAATGCCCTAAATCGCATTTAATTATTATAGGTAAAATTATCAGTCTAACAATTTCTAAACGCTCTTAAACGGCTTATAAACGAATTTAAACGCATATATAACACAGGCAATAAGCGTACCTGCACTTTTATGGTGCAGGACGCTTTTTTATATTGCAAAATTTTTAATGAAAGGAACTTTTACTATGAGTGAAACAAACACAAATGCTTCAACAGAAACCGAAGCAAAAGCAGAACCACAGACGGCAGAACCACCAAAGCAGACACAGGTTGACCAAAATGCAGAAAAACTCAGCACCTATGAAACAGCACTGAGAAAAATTTTTAAACTTGCTGACGGTGAGGAGCTTGGTGACATTGACGGCAAGCTGACAGAGTTTGAAGCGGAACACGAAAAACTTATTTCAGCAACAAAGGATAAGCTTATTACAGCAAGTCTTAACGCTCTTGATGGCTACAACACAAAACTACTTGCAAGGCTTATAGACAAAAGCAAGATTACAGTTGATGAAAACGGCAATATTACAGGACTTGAAGAAGCAGTAAAAGCTGTTTCAGACGAATTTCCTGCCGTAATTGTTAAAAAAGAATCTGCAAAGAAACCTTTTGTGCCGATTAATCCGGCACAGCAAACATCAACATCACAAACAATGAATGACCTCATCAGAAGTCACAGATAAAAAAGGAGATTTTTATTATGGGAAACATTATTACAAGAACAGACGCAGAAGCTCTTATTCCGGTTGAATCAAGCAAAGAAATTATTCAGGCAGTACAGCACGAAAGTGCAGTTCTACAGCTTATGAAAAAGCTGCCTAATATGAGTTCAAAGCAGACTAAAATGCCGATTATGTCAGCACTTCCTGTCGCTGGATTTGTTAATGGCGATAATGGTCTAAAGCCTGTATCAAGTGCATCATGGGAAAACAAGTACATTACCGCAGAGGAAATTGCTGTAATTATTCCTATTCCTGAAGCAGTACTTGATGATGCTGAATATGACATTTGGGCAGAGCTTAAACCTTCAATTATTTCAGCATTTGGAAAGGTCATTGATGGTGCTGTATTATTCTCGACCGAAAAGCCAACAAGCTGGCCAGACGGTATTGCAACATCAGCAATCACAAAGAAAAAGACGGTTACATATGGTACAGGCATTGACACAGCCGAGGATATTTCAGAACTTATGGGTTTGGTTGAAGCTGACGGCTTTGATGTTACAGGCTTTGCGGCAGAAATTGCTCTTAAATCATCTTTCAGAGGTTTGCGTGACAAAAATGGCGGTCTTATCTTTGCTCCAAGCTTGCAGGCGGATACACCATCAACCCTTTACGGTCAGGCAATCAATTATGTAAAAAATGGTTCTTGGGATAGCAGTAAGGTTAAGCTCATTGCCGGTGATTGGTCACAGGCGGTTTATGCAATGCGTCAGGATATGACATATAAGGTACTTGACCAGGCTGTCATCAGTGATGCAAGCGGTAAGATTTTGTACAATCTTGCTCAGCAGGATATGGTTGCTCTTAGATGTGTAATGCGTCTTGGCTGGCAGTTGCCTAACCCAGTTACACAACTCAATAGTACTGATACACGCTATCCGTTTGCGGCACTTGTACCAGCAGGTGAGTAATCATGCTTGAAAAGGGTATCAACAGTTATTTAAGCCTTGAAGAAGCAAACGAGCTTATTAAAGATGTCGATACATCTGGGAAATGGCGAGAGCTTACAGACGGCGAACGAAAGCAATATTTAATACTTGCTACTGTGCATATCGACAGCCTTATGCTTACATCTCGAAAACATAGTGCTGAACAAACTCTACAATTTCCGAGAGGAAGAAATTCGGAAGTACCGAGAGCAGTGCTTATGGCACAGGCTCTTGAAGCACTTACATTATCTGATACACAAGCAATGCAAAGAGATTCCTTGCGTGAACAGGGTGTAACTTCAATCAAACTCGGAAACACCAGTGAAAGCTATTCAGATGATTCCAACTCATCTTCTAAGCAAAATAATGAGCTTAAAAGTAAGGTCGCAATTTCGCTTATGCGACCGTATATTCTCGGTTCGGCGGTGATAGTATGAGTTTGTTCACTCCATACTTCAAAGATATTATCTCGGTGCAAAGGTATATCGGTGTCAACGATTTCGGTGACACCGAGTATGCCAAAGCTATTGAAATGAACTGCCGAATTGAATATAAAACGCAGGAGACGCTTGATTCAAAAGGCAACAAGGTTATAAGCACCGCAACGGTATATTCCGATGAATTTGTACCGCCACTTAGCATTATTACTGCCAACGACACCCGTTATACAGTTAAATCGTGTTCACCTATTACAAGTCTGATGGGAAACATTGACCATTATGAAGTAATTTTGTGAGGTGATTGCTATGGCAAAAAGACAGAATATTCCCGAAAGTGAATATCTCAAAGGACTGAATGAAGTCACAGAAAATATTCAGGAAGCCGTTGACAATATGGTGAGCGGTTCTGTTCAGGGACTTGCTGACGCACTTCTTTATGTCGCTTCTGAAAGTCAGCAAAGAGCACCAGTTGATACAGGTGACCTGCGTGGCAGTGTTGAGGTAAAAATTAATGGTGAAGATTACGCTTGCGGAGAAAAAGGCGGTGGTCTTACCGTAAACGGAAGCATTCCTAAAAATGCCGATATAGACAGAGTTGTTGGTGAGGTATCATACAACACCAAGTATGCCGCAAATCAGCACGAGCATACTGAATATGACCATCCTCGTGGCGGTCAAGCCAAATATCTTGAATCCGTTCTTGTTGAGGAAAAGGACAGAATACTTAAACTTATTGCAGGCGGAGTTATAAATGAAATGATGAATTAAAAGATAGGAGAATTTAATGCAACTTTTATAAATAAAATTTTCAATGCCGATTGTGTTGCAGGTATGAGTATGTATCCTGACAAAAGCATAGATATGATACTCTGCGACCTGCCTTACGGAGTTACAAACTGTCGATGGGATAGTATTATCCCGTTCGACTTACTGTGGAAGCAGTACAAACGCATCATTAAGGATAATGGTGCAATAGTGCTGACTGCTTGTCAACCTTTTACTACAAAACTTATATCCAGTCAGCCGAAGCTGTTTCGATACTGTTGGTACTGGATTAAGAATATGACAACAGGATTTGCATTCAGCAAGTTTCAGCCATTACGCTGTGTCGAGGATGTATGTGTATTTTACAAGCGTGCTCCGACATACAATCCGCAAGGTATTATAATTCATGATAAGCCTATTATTAGTCGTGGCAAAAAGGATAAAGGAAAAGGTAACAGCGTTTATCATTTCGATACACTTCAAAAGGATACAGTTACATATGTAACGAATTATCCCCGTCAGATACTCAATATTCCTTGCGAAAGAGGACTGCACCCGACACAAAAGCCTGTTAAGTTGTTTGAATATCTGATTAAGACATACACCAATCCGGGCGAACTTGTGCTTGATAACTGCATGGGAAGCGGTACAACCGCCGTTGCGTGTATAAATACAGGGCGAAAGTACACAGGCTTTGAATGGGACGAGCAATATTACAATGTCATACAAGAACGGCTTGCAAAATTAAGAGGTGATTAAATTGCACTATGCATTAAGAGAATACCTGTTAAGTAACGGTTACACAAATGTTTACTGCGACTTTATGCCCGATGCTTCAAAACAAATTGAAGCGATAAACCTCTCAAAGTGGGATCATACTGTTGCAGAAATCAATGATGGTTCGGGACTTACTTATATACAAATACAAGTACGCCGAGCAACTGCTGAGGAAGCATACAGAGTATGCTCCAGACTTTTTAACTTAATTGATAGCGGTACGGAAGAAACTGTTATCAATCTTACAGACAAAATCTTTTGTATTGCCCGTCCACGCCGAGGTGCTGTTATCCTTGAGCGTGGCGAGGGTTATACAACATACTACTGCGAAATTGCCCTATGGGGCGAAAACTAAATTTTAACTTTGAAAGGAAAAATTATTATGAAAAAATATCTTAAAGGCTTTGCAAATCTTGGATTTTTCGAGGTTCTCACAAATACGCTTTCCGCTTATGCCTGCGGTACTGACCGAGCAACCCTTATCGGTGCAAGTTCTTGTTCTCCGACCGACAATAAAACTGATTTTTCAATCCCTGCTGACGATGGCATTTATGACAGCGGTTCGGATTGGACAGATACAACGCTTGTCATAACTGTTTTAGAGGCTGACCTTGCTAATCTTGCACAACTTATCGGTGCTGAATTTGACACAGAACTCAAGGAAGGCACATTTGATGAACCGAATGAGGTTGCACTTACATTCTCGGCACTTCGCCGTGATGGCGGTTACAGACTTTATCGTTATTTCTGTTGCAAGTGTACAGGCTACAAGGTCACACATAACACAAAGGGTACAAATAACGATGCACAGTCCTATGAACTTACATTCAAGTGTACACCGAGAGAGATTGACCATCTTATCCGCACAACAAAGGACATCAACAAAGGTGAAACTCTTGCATACATTAATTCAATGGAGGATGCATAATGTTCTTCAAAAAAGACAAAAGCATACATATGAGTATTCCGAAGTCTTATGAACTTTACGGAGTTACAATACGCAAACTGCCGATAGCGAAGTATATCGCCGTCTTGAGAGAGGTTAATGACCTTCCCTCTCTCTTGCTCGGTGAACTGTTTCCCGAAGGTAGTAATCTGAATGACTCTCTTGAAAGGCTTCAGAATCTCGACAGAAGCACAACGCTTGCACTTATTGGCAGATTGCTGAAAGTCGTTCCTGAGGAATTTTGTAAGATACTTTCAGAGCTTCTTGAAATTCCCGAAGAACGTCTGCTTGACCCATATTGTGAAAATCCGCTCTCACTTTCAGAACTTGCTGAAATTATTGAAGCCTTTTGGAAGGTTAACGATATGTCGGATTTTTTGATGACCGTGCAGAGCCTGACAAAGAAAGCAGCTCCGACACGGTCGAAAGCGAATACTGGCTTCAGCGATGGCTCGCAATAGCTCAATCAATCGGAATAAGCAAGTCCGAGATGTTTAACAACTACTATTATGATGAATTTATAGCTATGATGGACGCTTACAATGATATGCACCGCATTGACAAAGATAATACACAAAGTGAAGAGGTCTACGCTGACGAAATGTAGCACCTTGCACAAGTAAACACCTCAAACTTTTATATTACCGTAAGTTTAAATTTATTGACGATTGTCATAACTTATGGTAATATATGGGTGAGGTGATTGATATGAAAGATAAGAAAAAATACATTATTGCGGCAGTAATAACTGTTATAGTGTCTTTGCTAATTACTGTTCCGCCTATACTACAAGAAAAAGTACAGGATAGAAATTATGCGGAAACAGAAAAACAAATCGCCAATCAGATTTTAAACTCATTACAGCAAAATGGATTTTCTAATGCCTATACAATTAATTCTGATACAACGGGTGAATCTTATATTTATTTTAACGATTATGATGATATTTGTATATCTGTTTCTGTTCAAAACGATTTTAAGCTTATTGAATTGTCAAATTTAAAGCACAACACAGACGTAAATTCAATTTTAGATGCAACTATTCCTGCTTTTGATAAAAACTTTAAATCAGGAAATGGTAAAATTATTATGAAAAGATTAACAGAAAGCCGTTATTACAATACAAATGATGATATTCTTGGTGGTATTACATCTTATCATAATATCGATTATAATGAATTTCTTGATGATACTTGCAGTTATACAGAATCAATTTATATATGGCTACGGTGATTATTGATAAAAGCACTTCAATTACAGTTATGTAATTAAGTGCTTTTAATTTGCTTATTTTTAATAAACGGAGATGATTAAATGGCAGACGAAATAGACGCAGGCAAAATAGTAGCGGAAATAGTTCTTGAAACTCAGCAGGCAAGAGAAAATGCAGAGGAAATAACCGAAACACTTGATAACATTGCTTCTAAGGTTATAAAGCCACAAATTGACTACGAAACACTTAGTTATATAAAAGGCTCTCTCGAAAAGATGGGTATAACAGGACAAGAAATGGTTGATACACTTAATACAGGTTTCGGAAATATTACAGGAGCAAAAAAATATCGTGTTGCATTAGAAGAAATTGCTTTGAAGATAGATGAATGCAGAACCAAAATACAAGCCTTGAATGTTGGAGATAATATTGATAGTGGAGCAGTAGAAAACTACAGTGACGCACTTACACAGCTTGAGGAACAATATGATAAGGTTTTAGCAAAGCTGGATGCTTATGTTGCTAAAACTGTAGCTACTGTTCAAAAAACTAAGGATATTGAGAATGAAATCAATAAACTTTCTGGTCTAAATACACCCACAGTAGTTGACAATAGCACAATGCTTAAAGCTCAGTCATACGAGGACACGATAGTATACATACAAGGAGTTCTTGAAAAGCTAAAGATAACAGGTAAAGATGCGGATCATATTATTTCAGCGTGTTTTCAAGATGTTTCGAGTTTAAGAAAATACCAAAATGAACTTGAAGTTATTGCAAGTAAACTTGATACAGAACGCAAAAAATATCAAGAACTTTCTGACGCAAGGTATAGAGCGGAAAAGCGAGGTGATTATTCATCTGTAGATAAAATAACATCTGCAATGGATAATCAAGTCAATAAAATAAAAACGCTTGAGGCTCAATTTGATTCCGTTTACGAAAAGCAGGACAATGCTGTAAAGAAAACTGTAACAGCATATCAAAAACAAAGCAGTGCCGCTCAAAGTGCACAGGTTAAGCAAGACAAGCTGAATGAAGCACTTGATAACAAGCAGGCAGGAAAGAATTTTGCAGGCGGTATTAATCTTGCGACAACTTCCCTCAGAACATTTAATTCTATTGCTCCTGACGCTGTTGATGGTATAGGCGAGATTATAACACAGGTAAATGCTGCTAAACAGGCAATGACAGCAGGAGCTTCTGCACCACTTGCTTGGGGTACTGCTATTGTAGCAGGTATTGGAGTTGTTGCAAGTCTTGTTATAAATGAAATACAAAAGGTTCAGCAAGCGGAGGAAGAGGCTCGTCAGAAAGCAGCAGAAGCGGCAGAAGAATCTAAGTCCTCCCGTGAGGAATTAAACAATTTATCAAATGAGTACACATCTCTGAAAACTAAACTTGATATGGCTACTTTATCTCATGGCGAAGAAATTGAAATAAAAAGCAATTTGTTGGATTTACAAAAAAAACTTGTTGAAAAATATGGTGAAGAAGCCAAATCAATAGACCTTGTGTCAGGCAGTCTGTCGGAACAAAGAGAAGAAATTAAAAAGCTGGCAAAAGAAAAAGCTGACCAATATCTTCTTGAAAACGAAAGTGCTTATAATAATGCTGAAAAAAAATTGCAGGAAACCACTGAATATAGCATTGCTTCAGCAAGTAAGCCTGTACCAACGATTGCAACAACAGGCTTGCTATACGATTTAAATAATCTAAATACCAAATACAGGTCAAAAGAGGTAACAGAGTTAATAGTAGAAAAATTTGGAAATGATTTTCCTGTTATTGGACTTCCTGGAGAAGAAGTAAAGATAAAAATCAGTAATGAGGAAGCTCTATCAAAATTAAAAGAACTAAAAAAAGAAATCGAACAATTAGGAAAAGAAAAAGGTATCGATGTTCAGTCGGATTTGGATATATTAAACAAAAGTATTAATGAAGCTGCTGAAAAAGAGAAGAATGAATTAAATGATTATTTGTCTACAATTGCTGAATACGAAAAACAAAAAGAAATATCAAAAAACGGTGGCGAAGAGAGCAAGAATTTTTTTGAAACAATAAACGATACTATGAGCAATAGTATTGATAAAGTTGAGGGATATTCTAATGCTATGTCCGATTTATCATCAGCATATCAAACTGTCAGTAGTGGCGAAAAGCTTAATGCCGACAGTCTTAGTCAGCTTATAGAAAAATATCCTGAACTCGCTGAATATGTCAACCAAACAGGCGACCTCACACTTAAAAACGGTGAGAAAATAAAGGAAGTGTTTGAAAGTCAAAAGAAATCTCTGATTTCTACCCTTGAAGAAGAAAAAAGGGAGCTTGAAAAACAATCAAACTCTTATGCAGGAATGTCTATATTCAGGGAGGAACAGAAGCAGATTAAAGACCGTATAAGCGAAATTAATGCCGAGCTTGCAATATATAACAGCGAACTTACAGAACTTAATGAAAACTCAGCCTCTGTTGACTGGTCAGAAACAGCGAGTGAGGTCAAGAGCCTTGCTTCGGCATATCAAGACTTAAACGAGGGAAAACAGCTTGATGTTGATACTATGATTCAGCTAATCGACAAGTATCCTGCTGTTGCTACTGCAATGGCTAATGAAGGCAAGCTTGGTAAAGAGCAAGCAAATGTGCTTAAGCAGCTCTTTGAAGCAAAGAAAAGTGATTATATTCTCACTCAAAAGCGTACAATAGCTAATCTTCAAGCAAGTGCAGATGAAACTAAAGGCGTTATAAATAATATACAATCACAAATAAATGCATATAAAATGCTTACTCAGGTTATGGGTATGTCGGCAATTGCTAACCTTGCAACAAATACTTTGAGTGCTACTCTTGCGAAAAATCAGCAAGAATATAATAAGATTCAGCAAAATATCAAACAGGCTCAGGCTCGTATTAATGCTGTAAAAAATCTTAATGTGAACACTTATGGCAACTCGTCAGGCAGGAGCGGTTCTGACACTAATCAGGCTCTTGCGAATGAGCTTAAACAGCTTGAGCATAAAAAAGCTATCGGTCAGCTTACATCAAAACAAGAATATAACTGGCTTGTCAGGATAAATAACAAGTACAGGAAAAATTCCGATGAACAAATGGACATGGAAAAGCGTTTGTATAATGCCAAAAAGCAAATGCAGGCTGATGAGGAAGCCGCCAATACGGAAGCCCTGCAAGCGGCATACAAGGGTATTGAAAATAAGAAGTCCCTCGGTAAAATGTCATCTCAGCAGGAGCTAAGACAGCTTGAGCAAATAAGGCAAAAATATAAGATGACCGCCGAGGAGCGTATGGAGCTTGAGATTAAAATATACAATCTCAAAAAATCGCTTAAAGATGAAGAAATCAGCAGTATAAACACACTCGCCGACGCTGTTACAGAAGCTTTGAAAGAAAAATATGAGGAACAGCGAAAACTTGAGGAGGACAGAATCAATGATTCAATCGAAAGCTGGCAGAACTGGGAGGATAAAACAGTTGAAGCTATCCAAGGTGAAATTGACGCACTTGATGAGCTTGCGAATAAACAAGAAAGTGAGAATAAGCGACAGGAATACGAAAATAAGCGTCAACAAACCGAACTTCAATTAGCTTATGAAAAGGACGATTACAACCGTACACAGCTACAAAAAGAACTTAATCGTCTTGACAAGGAGGAAGCCGAACGACTTGCCGAGGAACAGCGTCAAGCTCAAAAGAAAGTCCTTGAGGGCAGAATTGAAGCAGTCAAGGGACAATCTCAGGCGACTCAGGAACGCTTGAAAAAGGAACTTGATGAGGTCGGCGAAAAGTATGATAAGCTGACAGATTCGTTTTCGCTCAAGGCTCAGGCACAGAAGTTTATTGCAAACAGCACGCAAAAGCAGATTGTAAATCTCATAAAATCATATGCGTCTGATTATGAGATTGCTGGAAATACTATCGGCGATGCACTCTATAACGGTATGAAAGCTAAAATGGATAATATTTCCGCATATGTTGACGGCATTTTCGGGAAGATTGAGGCTTATCAAAGACAAATGGCGAATACCGCTAATGCCTCGGCGGATAGGTTCTGGGCGAACCAAAATTCCCCACAGGCTTTTCAAAAACAGACCGCTTCAAAATCGGTTACAGTACAACAAACAGTTAATTTCAATCAGCCAGTTGAAAGCCCTGTTGAAACACGCCGTCAGCTTGACAGGACGAATCAGGCTTTAGCAAAACAGATTTCAAGTGGCATTTAATCAATCTATAAACAAGCATTAAAGACTGTTTAAGGTCTTATTTTTTTGCACTTTTTACCTTTAAGGAGGTGTTCAGAAATGCAAAAAATGATTTATGTTCCGCCAAGCGGAAGCTATTCAAATCCATCTACATATGTTTATTTGGCTACAGCAGAGCCTTATATTCTCTCAAGTGTTACAGGCGTAGGTGGTGTGGAGGCAAGTGTTATCTCAAGTACAATTCCGGGTATGGACGGTGCTTATATGCAAGGGTTACGCATTGAACCGAGAGAAATTCCCTGCACCGTCTATGTTCACGGAAAGGACCGTCAGGATATGTACGCACAGCGGTACGAACTCATTCGCAAGCTTACTCCGACAAGTAAACTTGGTTGGCTCTATTATCGCAACGATTACATTCATGTTCGCACACAGGCTATTCCCCGACTTCCGCCTGATTTTACCGAACGCATACGCAATTACAACAAGGCGGATATAACATTTTGGTGTCCGTCACCATATTGGCGGAGCATATCAGGAAAAAGTGAGGAAATCGGCTATATCAAGGGTGCAGGTTTCAAGCTTCCGTTTTCTTTTCCAATTAAGTTTGCAAGTCTGAAAAGTGAAATCACAATTGATTATCAAGGCTCTGTTCCTGCTCCTGTTACAATAACAATTTATGGCTCGGCAACTAAGCCAAAGATAAGCAACAAAACAACAGGTCAATACATTGCCGTTGAACAGGCTTTAACAGAAGCACAAAGGCTTGTGATTGTGACAGCAAGGGGAAGTAAGAGCGTAAGAATTGCAGAAACAGGCAAAGCTGCAAAGGACGCTTTTCAATATATCGACCCTGCATCGGTCTTTTGGGAACTGCAGCCAGGTGAAAATGTCATAAGCTACGATAGTGGCGATGACAGCCAAAAGACAGCGGTTAAGATAGCCTACAGCGAATTTTATTCTGGAATTTAGGAGGATAAAATGAACATACCAAGTATTAAAATCTTATCGCCCGACCTACAGCTTTTGAATGAGGTTGACCTATATACAAGCCTACAGCTTACCCGTTCGTGGCAAGGTGTAGGCTCTTTTGAACTGCACATAATCGGCAGTCAAAAAAATATCTCGGCTGGGAATTTAATCATGCTCGACAATGACGGTCATCGTGCGGGAATAATCAGAGCAGTTACAAAAACAGTCGATGTTAATGGAATAACGACAACTGTAACAGGTCAGACCTTAGACGGCTTTACTGCACAGCGTGTAATAATACCGAGTACAAACTCAAAAAATGGCGGTTATCTTGCTTTGCCAAGTGCGACATCTTCAAACAAGACGCTTCCTGCGGAAACGATTATAAAGGCTTTTGCAGGTGCTTGTCTTGGCTCGGATACTTCCAGACCGTCCTACTACGCACTTGACACAAACCGCAGAACAGATATTCACATAGCTGTAACAAAAGGCAGAGGTTTACAGACAAACTGGCTTGCAAGATATGACCTGCTCAATGAAATTCTGCAGTCGGTATCTGAATACTGCGACTGCGGTTGGGAAATTTATATCGACCTAAAAAACCGACAGCTGATTTTCGATTATGTTCCTGGTGTTGACAGGTCGGTTAATCAGTCCGACAACAGCAGAGTTATTTTATCGAGGGATTATGAGAGTATCGACAGTCTTACATACACCTGTGACAAGTCGGGCTACAAGAATCTTGCTTACTGCGGAGGTATCGGAGAGAACTTTGACAGAATATATCTTGCAGTTACGAATGACGCTTCAACACCAACAGCTTTAAATCGCTTTGAGGTATTTGAGGACTGCGGAAGTCTTGAAATTGCCGAAACAGAAACAGCTATTTCGCTGTCTGCCGAAGGTAAACACAAACTCAAGGAATATAAGCTGACCGAAACACTCACAGCAGAAATAGCACAGGGCGGTTCTTTTGAGTATCTAAAGCACTGGAATTTGGGCGACTTGGTAACTGTAAGCGACAGAGAAATCGGTCTTATGCAGGATTTACGAATTACAGAAGCAAGCGAAAGCTATGAGCCTGACAGTTCAAAAATAACGGTTACGCTCGGAACTACTCCTGAAAGGCTGTCACGGATTATCAAAAAGTTCAAGCCAACAATCAGATAAGGAGGTGATGTTATGGCGGAAAAGTCAAGATTTTTTAACAGTACAACAAGCGATGAAAGACTTTATGACGCTGCCGATATGGCTGAGGTCTGGAATACATTTTTTACAAACGGTGTTATTTCGGGGCTTGAGGTAAGTTCAACATCGAGTGGTCTATCAGTAAGTGCAGGCTCGGCTATTATCAACGGTTATTGGTACAAGCTCGATTCTGCAAAAACGCTTGCAATAGCTTCAGGCACATCAGAACATACCGATACCGTTGTATTAAGGCTCGACTTAGGAAGCGAGGCAAGGAATATTACAGCCGTGTATAAGTCGGGAACAGCACTCACAGAAGGAGGAGATGTTTTTGAGATAGCTCTTGCACAGCTTACTGTTGCGGCAAATTCCACAACGGCAAAATCCATTGAGGATAAGCGTGAGCCGTCCAAGGTTACAGGCAAGGCTGATATAAGCTCTAATGAACTTCTTTCAAAGCTTCTTGAGGTGAGTGGCTCAGGCTCTAAGCTCGATTCCGACCTGCTCGACGGTCAGCATGGCTCATATTACAGCAATTATGTGAATCTGAGCAACAAGCCTATTCGCTACGGCACAGCTGAGCCAAGTTCGGCAGTCGGTAATAACGGCGATATTTATATTCAGTATTAGGAGGTGTAAAAATGGCTGAATTACAGGCAACATATACAATGCCGACAAGCCCTGCGATTAGATTCACTGTATCTGCTGAAACTAAACGCAGTGGCTCAACTGTTTACTATCGTTTTAAAATAAGCACAGCACCGATTACGGGAGCAAGTTATTTCGGCTATAACCTTAAATGTACAGCTACTCTTGCGGGCAAGACAGTCGCAAGCGGTGTTACTCTCAAGGACGCTTCACCTTCACAGTGGTCTTCACCATTGGTAAAATATCTGCCCTCAAGCACAGGATGGTACAGTGTAACGGGAATAACCTCAGCAACTACTGTTTCAGCAAGTATTAAATTCTACTCTTCACAGGTTTCCGCAAGCATATCAAGCGGAAACCGCACACTTGCAGTACCAGCGGGTACAGCTCCGAGCAATGTAAAGGCAACGCTTAGCTCAAGCTCAGGTTTAAGCACTCGGACTTTGACTATAAGTGCCTCGTGTTCATGGGGCGACAGCGGAGCAGGAAAGTACACCTATCAACACAGCAGTGACAATATGTCTTGGAAGACAATCTCAACTACAACAGCTAAATCGGTAAGCTTTACACCGTCCGCAAATGGCTACACGAACGGCAGTGTAATATATTTCCGTGTTCGTGCGACCAATTCCCGTGGACTTACCTCGACAAGTAGCAGTGCCAAATATACTTGTGCATCAGCCCCTGCTGTGCCGAAGAATCTTAAGCTTTTATCTGCCTCAGGCAAGCGTACCGACCCGATAACAATTACCTGGTCTGGCACAACCTCATATTACGAGGTAAGGGTAAGATATAGCTCTGACGGAGGTAAATCGTGGACATCCTGGGCAAAGCTTGACCCTACAACCGCACAAACGAAAACCACTACACCAAGCAACTATACCGCTTTTACTGTTTACGATTCGACAGGAATATTACAGTATGCTGTAAGAGCGAAAAACAGCTATGGCTTATATTCAGACTGGTCAAGCTCTGCTACATATTCAGTTATACCGTCTGTCACAACAGATAACCTAAGGCTAAAAGTAAGTGGTGATTGGAAAACATCAAAGGCTGTTTATGTAAAAATAAACGGCGAATGGCATAAAGCCAAGAAGATATTCATTAAAGCTAATGGAGCTTGGAAAACTAAATCATAAATGGAGGAAATATTATGCAAATACCACATTACGCATTGACCCTCAATGTCAATGCACAAAAAAGCACTAATACAATCATTGCAAAACAGTATGATGACAAATCAAGATATATTGACATCGTCCTTACTGCTGACGGAAAGCCTATTGTACTTAACAAGGAGCGTGTTACGCTTACAGTATGCGACAAAAAGGCAAACAAAACGATTGCTCTTAAAGATTGCTCGATAGTCGATAGCGTTATTGTTGCTGAACTGACAGCGAATATTCTTTCTACAGCAACAACTCTTGAGTGTGAAATTACTGTATATGGCACAAATAAAGAGATTTTAACATCTGCGAGATTTAATTGCATTGTTGACGCAAAGCTTTCAACCGAAGTTGTTGAACAAACAGAAGATTTTTCAGCACTTCAAACTGCCCTTTCTGATGTTGCCTCAACAAGCAACAGAATAAATGAAGTTTCAAGCCGAATACAGCCAATTACGCTTGGTGGCACAGGTGCAACAAAAGCATATGAGGCAACGCAAAATATAAAATCACTCTATCTTGGAGCAATTACAACTCTTCCAACGGGTTCTAATCTTGACGATTATATAACAGATGGAACATATGACATAGGTGCTTCGGTCTCAGCAGATATTAAAAATGCACCTGTTACAGGTAGTACATATAAGCTGATTGTTATGCATATTGTAGCTTCGTCGCTTACACAGCAAATAGCTATTGTGCCAGGGAAAAACTCTTTGTTTATGCGTAACTGTTCAAGCGGAACTTGGTCAGCATGGACAAAGATTGTATCGTATAATCCGCAAATTGACGAGGTTGGCACTTGGAACCCTGTACTTGATGGAAATGGTACTATTACTGTAAAAAATGCCGACTATGTTTATAATGGCAACACTATAATGATTACAGTTACAATAACAGCAGGAAGTGATATAACGGGTACATCTTTGACAGTTACAGGCTTACCAATTATCGCAAAAAGAGCAGTTGCAGCAACAGCATATATAAATGGAAGCAGTGCAAGTGTAGCAAGTATAAATGGTACTGGAATATTAGTTAAGTCTGACTCATCTCTTGCAAATAAATCAATAACAGTTACAGGCACATATTTAGTTTAATTTTGGAGGTTTTATTTTTATTATGGAAATTAAGAATGTTATTACAGTAGATAATCTTACAACATTAAGCGTATCAGTTAAAACTCAGCGTGTACTTATCGAGGATAACGATATAGAAACTGCTCTCGGTTTGCCTTCACGCAAGGCTTACACTAATTCAAATGACGGTCGTACAGAGCTTGCCGCAGAAGTTCCTGAACCTTATTTCTCTGCTATTCTTGCCGTTTGGGGAGAAGAGCTTGTTGAAGAAGAAAATTGATAATGAAAAGTCTAAGGGGGGTTTTTAAATGGATTTTTTGGAATTTATTAAACCAGAACTGATAATACTTGTACCAGTATTATACTTGGTTGGCATAGCACTTAAAAAGTGTATAATACCTGACAAGTATATACCTATTATACTTGGTTGTGCCGGCATTATTTTATCTACAATATACTTGCTGTCTGTTACTCAGATAACATCTGTGCAGGATGTCTGGAATGCAATTTTTGCAGCAATTACACAAGGTATTCTCTGTGCTGGAGCAAGTGTTTATGCAAATCAAATCTATAAGCAAATAAAAAAGGATAATTGATATGACACTATATATTAAGCACAATGGCGAATGGAAAAAACAAAAAATATAAAAGTGAGGTAATTTACAATGACAGACGCAATCAGAAAACAAATTATCAAAGCTCTTGCTTACAACAAGACTAAAGAAGAAATCAAAGAGTGCATGAATGTATCTGATGAAGATATTGACAGCATAACATCTACAGAAATATCTGATGAGCAGAACTATTACAAAGAAATGGGGTATCTACCGTGAAAGAAAAATTGATTGATGTCAGCACCTGGAATGGAAATATCGACTGGGATAAAGTCTATAAATCAGGCATAAGATACGCTATGATTCGTTCGAGTTTCGGCGTAGAAAACCCTAATCAAGTTGATAACAAATTTGTCAGAAATATCGAAAATGCCATCAAAGCAGGCATTAAATGTGGTATCTATCATTATAGCTATGCAAGGTCTGCTACTGAGGCTAAAAAAGAAGCTGATTTTTGCTTAAAAACAATAAAAAACTATAAGATAGATTTACCTGTTGCTTTTGACATTGAAGATTCTTCACAAACAAATTTAGGCAAAGATACTCTTACAAGCATTGTCATTGCATTCTGCGATAGAATTAAGTCTGCTGGCTATCGTCCAATGCTCTATTGCAACCCGAATTGGCTATGCAATTATTTGCATAAAGACAAGCTGATAAATAAGTACGACATCTGGCTTGCAAACTGGGGCGTGTCTGCACCAAGCTACAATTGTGCAATCTGGCAGTACTCAGAAAATGGCAGTGTGCCAGGCATTTCAGGTTCAGTTGATATAAACTGGATTTTTAAAGATTATATAACTAAAAAACCAACTAAAACAAAAAATGGAGATAAGGTAAAGGTTATTAACAAGACTTCTTTCCTACGCTCTCAGCCAATTTTTGACGATATGGGAGGAAGCTCTCGTAAGCTGACAACGCTTAAAATTGGAACTGTATGCGACTTTATTTCTGACAATGGTGATGGTTGGAGCAAAGTTCATGCAAATAACACAACAGGCTATATTCAGAACAGCAGAATCAACGGAACAGGCTTATCCACTTGGAAGAAAGGTACTGTATTAGGTGTGCCAGTTTATACCAAACCATCGGATACAAAACCTTGTGCTTACATTAACAAAGGCAATAAGTTCAATGTTGTATGCTCTATCAAGTCTGGAAAGTATGCAGGTTGGAGCATTATTCATTACAATAATCAGGATAAATATATTCGCACCGATATGCTAAAATTTAAAAGCTACATAATAAGCTAAACATAAAAATAAAATCATAAACCTTACAAATTTAAAAACCGCACTCAATTTTAATTATTTTGAGAGCGGTTTTTTTATTTCATAAATGATTTTTAAATATAGTTTATGCAGTATTTAAACTCGCATAAATATTCAAATTGCTTTTTGCATTTTATTTGCAAATTTTTTGGATTTCATTTGCAAAGCAACATTAGTAGATGTATACTACTTTACAGACAATAAAGAAAAATATTCTGAAACTATAAAAACAATAAAAAAGGCAAATGAGAAATATAAGGATATTGGCTTATTTACTGATATTAAAGAGCTATAAAAAACAAATAAATTCACAGCATTTAGAAGGATATTTCTAAGTGCTGTTTTTCTTTTGCAGTCACAAAACCAATTTCAAATATTCATATGTTAAAATAAAGGCGGTTAAAGTATTAATAGATAAAATTTTTAAAAATAAGGGGGTGTGTAAATTATGGGAAAATTTACGGTGCAGATGATTCATATTAAAAATCATATAAAGCAAGTTGTTTTATGAATATCTGTGCCAAATAAAGAACTAATTTCTATCATTACAAAATTATTTTAGGGGGAAAAGTCTATGTCAGAAAAAATTGAAGTAAAGAAAGCTGGTTTTAAAATGGATAAACGCTTGATTTCTTGTATAATTGCGTTAATCGGTTCGATAATGTTAATCGCAACATTATTTCTGCCCTTTGCATCAGCTACGGAAAAATATAGAGAGCAACTTGAAAAATTTCCTGATACAATGTATGCAGAAGAAATTGGAATGACAAACAAAGACGCTGTGAATATTTCATTATTTGAATTTGGTAAGATTTATTCTTCAACTGCTGCTGCACAAAATGCACAAGCTGTAAGTATTACCTGTGTGGTTATGATTTCTGCTTTTGCAATTTTTGCTTTATTGTCAGCGATTTTCTCATTATTGAAAAAACCGATAGCAATAATGATATTCAATGTTTTGTCTTTAGCAACATTTCTTTTATTAAAATGGGATTTCAATGACAGAGGTGTACTTCCAAGTAGCAGATATGACTGTGGAATGGCACAATATTTTTGTTACTTTGGAGTAGCTATAGTGTTTGTAGGTGCTATTATTATGTTATTAATAAAAATTAATCAAAATAAAAATTTAGAATAAATGGAGGAATCAAAATGAAAAAAATAGTATCACTTATCCTTATTGCAATGTTGGCATTATCATTGACAGCTTGCGGAGGGAAAAATTCCAATAGTCAATCATCTATATCAGATAAGAGTAGTTTCTCAAGCAGTGAAGCATCAAAGGAAGCTGAGAGCGGTTCAAATAGTACTGTTTCTGAGGAATCAAGCGAAATAGATGAATCGACATCAAACGAGAGTAGTTCAAATAGTATCGTTTCTGAAGAATCAAGCAAGGAAACAAAATCTGAAAGCAGTGCAGATAATGCTACATCTAAAGATTTAAGCAAAGAGTTTAAAGAATCTGTAAAAAAGGATATTAAAGACACGATTGAATCTCTTGAAAAAGACTATAAACAGCTGAAAGCAGATATTGATACATACGATAAATATTCTAAAAATGCTGATAAGATAAAAGCTTTCTATGATAATATTAATGAAACTCATAAAAGCTTGTGTATTAGAATGAGAGAGTATGCCTTAGATTATGCTGATAAAATTCTATCATCAAATACTTCTAATGATGAAAAATACGAAGAACTTGATAAGTTATATAAAATCATATATGATGATGGCGGTGAAAGCATTTATGATGGAGTATATGATGGAATATTAAGTGATATGTATAAGGATTTCTATGATGGCATTTTAACAGATGCTTATGATAGTGTTACATACGCTGAATTATCAAAGCTACAAACACAGGAATATAAGTGGTGGTCAAACACTGGTTCAGATGTCTATAAGCAATGGTCAAGCTTTGGCTCCGATGTATATAAATTTTGGTCTGATTTAGGCAGCAAAGTTTGGAATGATGAAATTGATGAAACTAAAGAGATAATGTCTGATTTCAAGACTGACATCAATGAATTAAAAGAAAAGAATTAA